ATTCCGCCTTCGCGATGATCTGCACGGTGCCGACCTTGCCGCCGTTCTTCTTCACCGCCGGCAGGTTGTTCACGATGTTGCGGAAGTCGTAGTCGTAGAGCTTCTTCAGCCCTTCACCGCCGACGAGCAGCCCCTTCCCTTCGACAGTCTGATCGCCTGGCGTCATGAGCTTCGCCGCGATCTCGTCGCCGATCACCGCGCCGAGCGGTTGCCCGATCAGGTTGTCCCATCGGTGAGTGAAGTCGTTGAGCACCTGGAATACGACGCCGTCTTCCGCGACCTGCATCACGAGCATCGGCGCGTTGAGTAGGTCGACGTGCACGACTTTCCGCGCGCCCGCGTCCCAGGCCGGCGACCGCTCAACGATGTCTACCGAGTTGACCTTGCTCACCGTTTTCCGTAGCGAGTAGCGATCGGCTTGCTGCGCGCCGGTCGTCCACGCGAGCGCCGACACGCCCAGGTTCGCGGCTTCCCGGAGCGCCCACTTGAACGCGATCTCGCGCCAGTGCTTCACGAAGATGGGCGGCATCTTTCCCTGGTTCGTCGGCGACGGCGGCTGCACTTCCTCCAAGAAGAGCACGCGCTGCGGCATCGGCGGCGGCTGGCCGGGCACCCGTTCCGGCTTCACCGTCTCGCGGATGTTCAGCCGGAGCCGCACGATCGGGTTCTCGACGTCTTTGTAGAGATCGTGCCCGTCGACCCAGGCGTAGACTTCATCCTGATCCTGCATCCGCACGCGCTCGACTTCCGCCTGCGCCTGCGGCGAGAGCTGCTCGAACGTCACGTCAGGGCCGTAGACGTGCGCGAACATATTGCGCGTCACCCGCTCCCGATCGGGCGGCGCCGGTGCAGGCTTTCTGACGTCGCCGGCTGTGATGAAGACTTCCCGATAGGTGCCTTCTTCTGCCTCCGGTTCGAGCTGGTATTCGTGGTAGCGACCGCCGGTCTGGTGCTCCGGCTCGTTCTCCATCTCTTCGCGCGCTTCGCGCTCAGCCTCGCCGTAGTCGATGCCCTCACGCACTGACTCGTTCACCATCTCGTAGTAGGGCTCGCGGTCGACGTCGCGCAGATACCGTTCTGCCGCGTCCGTCGCTTCTTCCTCTGTGTCGAACGGCCCGTCGTCGTAAAGGATTTCGGTTCCGCGTCGCGACTCGACGCCGTAACGCCGCCGGCCCGTTGTCGGGTCTGGTCCGCGTGGACGGTAGCCGCCTTCGATCGCCGGGTAGTAGCGCGAGACTTCCTGCGTCTCGTAGATCGCGTCGCCGTCTTCGTCGACTTCCCCGGTGTCGACTTCTTCTTCGACGACATCCTCTTCCCATGTCGCACGGCCGATATAGTCGTCCCAATCGACTTCGTTCTCGGCTTCCTCGACCATGCGATCGAAGATTTCATCGGCTCGCTCGCGCAGCGCATCCTCGTCGATTTCACCGGCGCCTTCGAGCACGACGACATTCACGGACGGGCGGTTCTGCTTGATGTAGGCGAGCACTTCGTCGCGCGTGTAGACGGTCTTCTCGTCCAGGTCGTCGAGCCGCGCGATCGCGAACTCGTCTTTGTTCACACCGATCTTCGAGTTCCGAATCGTCGCGCGCCACTGCCCGCCCGTGGCCTTCGCGAGCTTGCTCTCCTGAATCGCCCGATCGAGCCGGCTGTAGAACGCGGCCTGCGCCGGCGCGGGGTCGAGCGCCGTCTGGAACAGGAAGTCGGGGTTCACCGGGTCGAACGTGCCGCGGTTGAAGAGCGCGCTCTTGATCTGCGTCGGCGTGAACACGATGTAGTGCACCGTGTCTTCGTTCATCCCCGCCATCGCCTTCCCGATGCGGCGCTGCGATCCGAACTTGACGTCGACCGTGTGATCGATGATGCCGTCGAACCCGGCGCGTTCGAGCGCCTGGCGCAGTATCTCGTAGCCCATCAGGTTGCCGGCATCGTCGGTGAAGTAGATCACCTTGTCGTCTTGCCGGTAGATGTCGGCGAGCTGCGAGAACGTGATGCCCTGGTCGTCGAGCGCGCGGCTGGTGATCGCTTCGATGACGGGCTCGATGTCGCCATCCTCATACGCGCTCGCGACGTCCCGCAGGGCCTCGATGAGATCGAGCAGCGTGCCCGACGCTTCCCCGGTGAACTCGCCTTGCGCGTCTTCCTCCATCTCGAACGTGAAGCGTGTCTCGTTCGGCCCGCCGAGCACCGCGGGGTTCTCGATCTTCAGGAACACCGGGATCGTCATGCCCTGGTGCGCGAGCGTCTCCGCGGTGACGCGCGTGAGCGCCTGCTCGAACGTCTCCGTCGACGCCGGGTCCGCGACTTCCTGTTCCGCGCGCCGTTCGAGCTTGTTCTTCAGGTCCGGCCCGAGCGTCGCGTAGTTCTCGCCGATGTCGTCGGGGTTGTTGCTGAAGTAGAACCCGGCACCGAAGTCGCTCTCCGGGTTTGCCCGTTCCCGATCGAACGTCGTGAAGACCTGCGTCGTGCCGTGGTAGACGACGAGCGGCTGCCCCTCTTCGTCGACGACGGCGCTGTTCCCGAACCAGGACCGCAGCGCCGGCGTGTTCGCGATCGCGCGCTGGTTGAACTCCAGGAGCGGCGGCGTCGGCGGAAGCGGGATGCCCATTGCGGCCAGCTCGCTCGCGTCGACGGTGCTCCCGTCGCGCGCCCCGCCTTCGATGTTGTAGAGCGCCATCGTCGGGATCGAGCCGAAGCCTTCCTGGTAGCCGACGAAGTGCGCCCGCTCGCCGGCCGCGTTCGCAGGTCCGCGCTCGCCTTCGACGCGCTGCCCGGTCGGCACGGCCGGCATCGGCGCCGACTGCCCCAGGATGCGCCCGATGTTCCGCCCGAGCTGGCTGGCGATGGCATCACGTGACGGCACGCGCCCGCCCTGGTCGTCGAGCGCGCGGAACCCCGCCGGTGTCTCGACCCCGTAGGTTTCCCCCTTGTGCGGCTGGTAGTCGACGCCATCCGGCCCGAGCAGCACCCGCCGGCGTCCAGCCCGGTCGTAGACGACGAACTGCTCGCCCCTGGCCTGCATCCCTTCCCCGCGGCTCAGGGCCTCTGCGGACGCCGCAGACTCGCCAGAAGCGTTCAGGGTGAGTCCGGTCGCCGGGTCGACCGTCTCCACCGTGGCGCCGCCGAGCGCGGCCTCCAGGGCAGCCAGGCCGGGCACAGGCTCGTCGACGGTCGTCGGGTCGGCCTGTTCGATGGTTGTGCCGCCGGCGACGCCTGGTGCCTCAGCGGCGGGCCTGCGTTGCACGTTCAGGCCGTAGGTCTGGAAGATGGCGGACGGGTCGAAGCCGGCGCGCTGCGCCAGGTTCCCGATGCCGGCCAGGGCCTCAGCCATCGTGCCCGCTGTTCCACGTGGAACACCCGACTCGACGAGCTGCGACTCGATGTCCGCCTGGAACCCTCGAAGTGCTTGTGCTTCAGGGGTTTCCTGCTGCGCGGCCTGCTTGACGCGCTCGCGGGCCTGGTCGATCTGCACCCGAAACTCTTCCATCTCGCGGCCGTTCATGGCATCCGGGGTGCCGAGCCGCAACTCATTCGTGAGGAAGACGTTGTGTTCGGTGCCGGCCAGCTTCGCCGCGTAGGCGGCGGTCGGGATCCGCAGGTTGCCCGTGCGCTCTGCGACCGTGAAGGCGTCCGTGCCGCCGGTGACGTCGGCGGCGACCGCGGCCGGGTCGAGCCCCTGCGACTGCCAGTAGGTGCGCCACGTCTCGACCGGCGCGTAGACGTCCGCGACCGGGCCATCCTTCACCGCGTCGGCGACGAGCGTCTGGAAGGCCCCAGGCGACCGCTGTGCGGTCTTCGACTGTTGCACCCCTTCGCCCATCGCAGTGAAGAACGCGACGCTCTGTTCGGCCTGCTTCGCCCGTCCGACGTCCCGCGCGAAGCCGAGCACCGGACCCGGCAGCATCCCGAAGGCAAACTCCGGCACCGCGTTCGCCGCTTCGATCACGAGTTCATCCCACACTTGCACCGGCGACCGCTGCGCCAGCGTGGTGTCGCTCGCGGCCTTCGCGAGTTCCTCGCCCGCGATCGAGATGGCGCGCTGTGCGACTTCGGTCGCGACTTCCGTCGAGAGCCCGCCGGCGTAGCTCTTCGCCAGGCGTGCGAAGCCGGCACGCACCGTGGGGTTCTTCAGCGCGGCCTTCATCGCGTCGCGCCCCATCCCCTTCGACAACTTGTCCAGGCCAGGGAACCGCTTCAGGAACGCTTCGAGCCCGACCTGCTCGACCAGGCCGTTCAGCGCGCCGACCGTGAGCGCCGCAACACGCGCGACGTCGGGGTCGATCGTGCGCCCCGCTTCGTCGGTCATGGCGAGTATCTCGTCGTAGGCGCCGGCGGTTTCCTGCGCGGCAGCCGACTTGAACACGCCATACATCAGCCCCGCGCGTGCGGTGTATTGCGCCGTCGCGAGCGCGCCCGCCGCGGTGCCGACGCCCGGCACGACGCTGCCGACTGCGCCGCCGATCACGAGCCCTTCGAGCCCACCGACGACGCCATACTTCGCCGGCTCGACCGCCTGCGCAAAGAGCCGCCCGGCGCCCGTGACGGCCTGGCGGAAGAAGCTGTCGCCGACGCCGAGTTCCTTGCCGGCCTCCGCGTGAAACTTGTAGCTGTTCAGCAGGTCTTGTTCTTCCTGCGTGAGCGGCGTGAACAAGCTCTTCACGCGCAACTCTGCGTAGCGCCCGCGATTGATCTGCTGCGCGAACGCGCGAGACGGCGCCTTCGTGATCCACTCGATGAACCCGAGCGACTCCATGTCGTCGGCCGCGATCGCCGCGTTGTTCGGATCGGTTGACCACTCGGCGAGCGCCGGCGTCTGTCGCTGCACGGCGCTGTAGGGTTGCCCGTCCGCTTCCCGCCGGCGACTGATGGCGTCGAAGTTCCGCTCGACGACGGCGATCGGCACGCCCGTCTCGATCGAGAGCTTCATCGACTCCGCGCGTCGATCGGGTGTCGTCTCCTGCGCCTGGCGACGCGCGAGCCGCATCCGCGTTTCCTGCTCGCTCTCCGGCGTGTCGATGATCTGATCGAACGGATTCGTCGAGCGCGGGATGACCGGCGACGTCGGTGCCTGCGCACCGTCGAGCAGCGCGTCGAACGGGTTCTTCACCTGGCCTTGCGCCACTACTTCTTCCCTTGCGACTGCTGGAGCAGGTAGCGCCGATAGAGCGCGAGCACCGCTTCATCGGTCGGCACGGCGCCGTTGCGGCGCAGCGAGTCTTCCGCCTGCGACTTCAGGTCGGCCGGCATGTCGTTGATGGTGACGTCACTGATGCGCTTCTGCACGTCGGTGAACGGGCCGCTCGTGAAGAACCCGAGCCAGGTGCCCTTCTCCAGCGTGACGGTTTGCAGCAGCTCGTCGACGATCGCCTGCACGTCCTGGTTCGTCGCCTTCTTCCCGGTGCGCGTCTGGAGCGCCTGCACCTGGCGGTCGACTTCTTTGCGCAGGTTCGTCACCGCGCCGACTTGTGCGCTGCCCGGCTGCGGCGACGGGTCGAGCCCGGACGCCAGCAGCGCGTCGTTCACGATCTGCTGGTTCGTCATGAATCCGTCGATCACCGCATCGGACGATCGCCGGTCGGCGTTGCGGATCGAGAGCTGAAGCTGCGCGAGCTGTTCCCGGTCCTGCTTCGACAGCTTGTTGATATGGTCGGTGAGGTTCACGCGCGAGAACGCCTGCGGATCCTCCGCGGCCTGCTGCATCAGCCCGTAGAACGTCTGCCAGTTCGTCTCGACGTCGGCGCCATCGACGAGCTGCTTCGCGTAGGACCGCAGCGCCGATCGCTGCGACGGGCTCATCGCCGACCACTCCTGCGCCGGAATGCTCGCGACGTTCCGGGTGCGGTCGACGATGTTGGCGGCGTTCTTCATCCGCGCTTCGTCGACTTCCTGTTCGGCCCGCTTCCGCACGCCGGCTTCGTGCTCGACGCGCTGCATCACTTCGTCGCGGAGCTGCGGATCGTCGATGCGGCGCGCGGCCTCGCGCCACTCTTTTTCCGTGCCGCCGGCGCCGATGATCTTGTCGGATTCGACCTGCGCCTGCTTGCGGAGCTGCCCGGTTTCGAGCGCCTTCTCGATGCGCGCGAGCTGATCGCCGGCGATCATGCCCGACGCCTTCGCTTCGTCGAAGTAGACCTGCGCGGCCTTGACGTTGTCCTGCGCCAGCAGCCGGTCGACGATGCCGACCGCGCTCGACGACTTGAGCGCCTTGACCTGCTGCTCGATCTCTTCCGGCCCCAGGCCGAGCCCCGGCGCGACGGCCCGGATCGCGGCTTCTCCGCTCGCGAGTTCCTGCTGCGCGGCGCGCGGATCGCCGGCCTTCGAGATGACCAGGTCGACGGTGTTCGTGAGTCGGGCCTTCAGCTCGTTCGCCTGATACGTCTGCATCTCGCTGTAGACGTGCCGGCGCACCGCCATCCCGACTTGCTGGCCGCGCTGCGCCTTGACGGCCTGGAACCGCGCCTTCTGTTCCGGGGTGCCGAGCGACCGCTCGACTTCGCCGGCCAGGTCGTTGAACTCCTGGTCGATCGTTTCCGGCAGCGTGAACGACTGCGCGCCTTTTGTGGTGAGCGCACCCTGCTGCGGGTCGTAGAGCCGATCGCGTTCCCATGTTGCTAGTCGGTTCGTCGCGGCCACGATCGCCACGTCGTCAGCGCGTTGCCGTTCTTCGAGCGCGGCCTGGCGCCGCTCCGCTTCGATGCGGCCGAAGATGCGCACGCCCTGTGCCGCCGTCGCGGCCCCGAGTTCCCCGATCGTCTCGAACGTCCGGCTGCGCGCCCGCGCGACCGCGCCGCCCTGTGACGTCTCCGTCTCGGCAGCCGTGCGCCGGGCCGCTGGTATCGCGGTCGTCGCAATCTCACGCTGCTTTCGGACGATGGGCATTACGCGGTCCTTTGCGCGAAGCCGTAACGCGCTTCGAGCAGCGAGCCGCCGGTGAGCAGCGCCCCGCCGATGGCTCCGATCTTCGCCCCGCGCTGCGCTTCACGGCCGGCCCGCGCCAGCTCGACGCCTTCCTTCCGGGTGATGCGCGCCCGCTCGCGGATGTCGGCGGCTTGCACCTGGTAGCCCCAGGCTTCCCGTGCCGCGTTCGTGCGGATGGTAAGCGCGTCGAGTTCGCCCAGGAACGCCGCGTCCGCCTGCACGTCGACGGCCGACCCGAACCCGACGTCGACGCCGCTGGCCGCGATGTCGGCGCGCTGCGCCCCGATCATCGAGCGCACGCCGGTGCGGAAGCGGCTTTCTTCTTCCCGCCCGCGTTCGACAACATCCCTGGCTTGCAGGTCGGCGATGGCGGCGTTGTAGTCGAGCAGGCCCGCTTCGCTCTCCGCGGCGCGCTGCTGCGCTTCCCCGAGACGACGCTGTTCGCGACCCTGGCGGATCTGGCCGTAGGCGTTCGTCGCGGCGCCGGCCGCGGCGAGCCCGAGCGCGAGCGTCGTCATTGCGATCGCCATCGGCTACTCCGTGTAGAGCGCCTGCTCTGCGTTGCTGTCCGACTCGGCCTTGTCGAGCCCCATGTCGGTGATCTGGAGTTCGACGCTGCGGTGCCGGTGTGTCTCGCCGCCTTCGCTGGTGTGCTCGTTGTCGCTCACGCTGACGACCTTCACGTTCGCCCCGAGATACATCGAGCCGCCCACCTTGGGCAGCGTCTTCATCCCGAGCGCGTCGAGCGAGTCTTCATCGAGATGCACCCGGAGCCCGTAGGGATACACCGGCGAATCGTCGGCGATCACGCTCTTCGGCTGCATCCGCTCTTCGAGCTTCTTCGGGTCGAGCTTCATGCTCGTGAGTTTCGTCGTGCCTTTGGGCATCGCTATGCTCCTATGTCGACGTTCGGGATCACACCCAGGATGGTCAGCGGCAACGGGTCGGTCTGCCGGATGAAGATGCGCCCGTCCTTCGAGAACGCCGACGTGATCGCCATTTCCACTTGCCCGCTGCGCTCGTCGACGACGGTGTCGAACGGCTTCGGGCGCACGCGCTTCAGCTTCGTGCTGTCCGGCCCGGCCAGGAACGACCGCGAGCTGCGATCGATCAGGAGCGCGAAGTTCCCGACCCGCTTCGGCTTGTCCCTGGCATCGACGCCCTGCACGTCCAGGTCGAGCGTCTCGAAGTCGGCGAACCGAATCGGCAGGCCGATATGCACGACGCTCTTCGCTTCGGGAATCGTGATGCTGCCGGCTGTCACGGTGAACTGTGATGCCAGGGGCGACGTCGGGTCGCCATCGAAGACGACGTCGCCGTCGCCCAGGACCGCCACAATCTTACCTTCGAGATGGCCCAGGCCCGTGAAGACCGTCGCCGGCGCTCCGTCGTAGCTCAGGCCCGAGTCGACGAAGAACGTGTCTTCATCGAACCGGCCGGGGTCGATGAACCGCTTCTCCAGGCGCTCGATGTAGCGGACGGTGACGCTGTTGATTACCCGCTTCACGATCACGTAGAGCATGTCTTCGTCCGTCTCCGGGACCACGCAGACATCATCGAACGTCGTGTCGTCGCCGCTGTCGTGGCGGTGCCAGCCCCACACGTCTTGTTCCGGGATGTAGGTCAGGCCGAGTAGCCGGCTGCCGCCTTCCGTGCACCAGATGATCGAGTGCGGGCTGTTCGCGTAGTCGATGCGTCCGATGCTGCGGAACTCGAACAGGTGCGACGCGAAGATGGTTAGGTCGCGCCCGCCGAGCCCTTCCACTTCCTGATCGAAGCGCGCATCCATCAGGAGCCGGCCGCGCGCCTGGATGTAGACCAGCGTGTTGCCCACGACGACCGGCTTCTTGTCGTGCGACCCGACGTAGATTTCCTGGTCGGTCGGGATGTTGTTCGGGGTGAGCGGCACCTTCGCCTGGCCGACCGTCCAGCCGCCGGCGTCCGTCAACACGATGAGCTGCCGCAGCCCGATGAGATGCCGCACGGGATGATGGTTGCCGCCGATCATGCGGAACGTCAGCGCGTCGTCGTCCTGGAGCGGGCTCGCGATGCCGAAGTTCGACGGGAACCCGACGCGGCTCGCCCATATTCCATCCGGCGTGTTGTTCGTGAACGCGAAGAACCGGCGCTGCTGATAGAAGCCGGCGTGCGCCGGGTAGTTGTTCGTCGACGCGAACAGCGTGCGCGGGATGGGCGGCGTCACCGCGAAGTCGGGGATGAAGCCGATGTCGTTGAACGCCGTGCCGTCCGCCGTGCCGATGAACCCGTAGACGCCGTTTTCGTAGGGGTCGCAGTAGACGTAATACTCGACGGCGCCCGCGACGGCATTCCACGTGAGCGCGTTCGGTGCGGCTTCGGTCGGGTCCGCCGCGGCAGCGATCGTCGCGACGTTCGACGGGTTCGACTCTTCATACGTCTCGGCCGCGGCGGCGGTGATGAGGTAGTTGAAGGTCCGCGCGCCGGCCGCGCCCGCGGTGCCGGCCGCGCCGGTCGGTGCCGCGATGCCGGGTGCCGTCGTGATCGGCGTGATCGTCCAGCGGGTGAGCGAGATGAACGTGAGTTCCTGCGGCGCCTGGTCCGGGTGCGTCAACGTGATCGTGCGGCCCGACTGCACCCATTCGTAGATGTCGGTCGCCTGCGGTGCCGGCACTTCAAAGATGGTGCCGGTCAGCGCATACCAATCATCCGGGTTCGTGTCCGGCTGCTGGTTCAGGTTCGCGGTCTTGCTGTAGTAGTTGACCCCGCCGAAGCTCGCCAGGTCGCCGGGCACGTAGTTGGTGACGTTGCTCCACGCCGCGACGCCGGCCACGTTGACCCGCGCGCCGTTCTGGTAGAACCGGAAGTAGCCGAGCCCGTGCTCGATCAGGATCGACTGCCCGACGTTCTCGGACACGTAGCGCATCAGCACGACGCTCGCGCTGCTGGTCTTGCACGACGCGATGAACCGGAGCCCGGAACGGTTCGCGACGCCGCCCTGTTTCATCACGATGAAGTTGCGGCACGTGCGCAGGCCGGTGACGTATTTGATCTGGTCGGCCCTGGCGTGCAGCGCCGGCGCCAGCTCCCCGCCTGCGAACGATCGTTGAAAGACGCTCTGCGGCATTAGTCGCGATCACGGATCCATTGTGCGTCGCCATCTTCGAGCTGTTGCTGCTCGTTCGACGTCGCGGCTTCGGCGATGTTGAGCGTCTGGTAATACTTCGTCCAGGCGTATTGTCCGCGCTGCTCCCGGAGCTGCTGCAACCGCAGCGCGCCGCTCTCCGACCGGGCCGGCTTCTTCGGGTCCGCCGGCGTCGCGTGCTGCTCTGTGACGTCCGGGTCGACGGCCGCGAGCGACGGCGCCAGCACCGCGGCCAGGCGCCAGGAGAACGCATCCCGGAAGAGCGCGTCGCCGATCGCGAGCGCGCAGTTCGGTCGCGTGATCCAGCACAGGATGGCATCCGCCTCGTCGGTCATGATCAGCCCGCCGGTGTCGTCCGAGCCCAACTCGAACGGCGGCGGGTCGACGTCGATCGCGCGACGCCCTTCGCCGCGCCGCTCGACGCGCAGGAACCGTAGCATGTTCGCCGGCAGCCGATAGGCGTAGGTCCAGTCGTTGTTCGCTTCCGTCGTCGGCGTCGTCGTCCAGTTCGCCGATGGCGGCTGCGACCCGGTGTTCGCCGCGAGCGCGTAGTAGACGATGCCCAGGTCGGTGACAGTGTCGCCCTTCGCATACGCCTGCGTCGAAGACCATGCCTGCACCGTGGCACCTGTCCACGCTGGCCCGCGCACGAGCGTCACCGGATCGGTGTAGCGTCGCGCGAACGACCAGGCGTGATCCCGCAGCACGGCTTGCAGCTCGTCTTCGTAGGCCAGGTTCGCCGAGACGGCTTCCCGGCTCTGCTCGTTCGCCAGGCTCGCGATCGTCTTCGCGCCGATCCGTAGGAGCCCGACGTTGATCGCCTGGAGCTTCACGGCCGCGCAGAGCGCATCCGGGTCAGACGGGTTCGCGGTCGGCCGCGGGCCTGGCGCCCCGAGCTTGTTATACGTGTCGAACTGCACGAGCGCCCGCTCGTATTGCGCCCAACACTCGGCCTGCTTCTCCGGGATCCGCGTGAGCGCCGGCGCGATCTCGTGCGCCAGGCGCCAGCCCCAGGCGTTCAGGAACGTCGGGTCCGACACGCGCGCCGGGCAGTGCACCCGTGCGGTGTATTCCAGGCGCGGGCTCACTTCGTTCGTGAAGAGCACGCCTTGCGCTTCGCGGAACGGCGGCATCGTCGGGTCGACTGCGGTGCCCCGCGTGACCGCCAGGCGGCGCGCTTGCAGACAGTCGTCGGGCAGCCGATAGGCGAACGTCCAGTCCGGGTTTGCCGGCGAGCCCACCGACCCCGCCAGGAGCGTGAGCGATGCGTAGCGCGTCGCGAACGGCCAGGGCCGATCCTTCAGCGTCGCTTGCAGCGACAGGTCGTAGTGCCGGCGAATCGCCGTGCTCTCTGCGCTGTCGGTCGCGCTGACCGCCGTGAGTTCCGCGTTGCTCCCGATGCGCGAGAGCGCCAGGTTCGCGATCGCGACCGTGGGCGCGACGCAGAGATCGTCGGCCAGGTCGTCGTCGAGCACCGGCGTGTCGAGTGTCGGGCCATCGCCATCGGCCGGATCGGTGCCGCTGCCGCCGCCGCCAGTGTCGGGATCGGGCGGCGGTGCCGGCGACGGTCCACCAGGCGTGCCCGTGTGCGGCGCCGGGATGAACACGCCGGGCAGGTCGGGGTTGCTGCCGGTCGGATCGCTCCAGCCGTCCGCGTTGCCCGTGACGCCGCCAGGGATGACGAGCACGCTGTAGGCGATGCCGTTCGCGTTGAGCTGCGACCCCACGATGATCTGATCGATGCCGCCGCCGCGGATGCCGTTCGCCGCGACGTTCGTCGCCGGGAGCTGTCGGGAGTTCGTGCCGGCGTGCGACGGGTCGCGATCAACGGACGCCGCATTGCGCGGCACCACGATCGCGTAGAGCGGGCGCTTCCCGCTGGTCGGCATCAAGGCGATCGTGCGCGGGCTCACCCCGTCGCCGGTGTAGGTGAGGATCTGGAAACAGACATGCGTCGTGCCGCTGCCGTCGACGGTGCGCAGCAGGCAATACGCGAGCTGCGAGAGCGCGACGC